TGTAGCACCAGTTGAGACACCTGCTGTTAGCATACCTGCAATATCCAAGTCAATACGTTTTGCCATAGCGTAGCCAAGTGCTTCCGCATATTGTGACATTAACTGACCATTGGATTGAACCATAGCTATGTCTTCAAACATCTTACTTGCGTACTTATGTTTATCAACATCTAGTGTAACTTTTGATTCCGTGGTTGCATCATACTGAACTGCTGTATTTTCTGATTTATCTGCAACAGCAACTTCTGAAATGGAAGGTATATGAATCTTATCGCCTGCGCCTTGCACAAGTGCGGAGAAGTCATCTACCATACCATTGAACATAAGTTTTCGTTGCAAAAAGCCAAACACTGCGTCTGACCAAAGTTCAGGTATAAAGACATCAACTTCTGTTAAGCCTGTTATTCCTGCACCTGTTCCTGCTCCATAACTCATTTATTATTTTCTCCTGAGGTTATCAAGATATTGTTTCCAAACCGCTGGATCATTCTTTTGGTCAGGTGTAAGCTCGTGGAAATCTGTCGGTGCAGTTCCTTTGCTTACTCCCCCTCTTGATTTGTCAACAACTACCTTGGTTTTATTTTGATTTGCTTCGTGATACTTCTCTAGTTTTTCTAAAGACAAATCACTTAGTATGTCCTGCTCATCCTCAGTGTAGGTTTCCAAAATAGCTTTTTTACGATTAGCTACATAATTGTCAAATTGCTCTGCCTTAATTTTAGCGTCTTCGTATTTGGCTTTAGTCTCATTGAGCAAGGTTTCATATTCACCTTTTTTCTCTAGCTCAGCTTGACGTTGTTTCTCAGCCTTTGCTTCATATTCTTCAAGTTTGCCTTGAAGCTCTTTCTTTTGACTTACTACATCTGCAAAACGAGCATACGGAATTGAATCCGTTTCTTTTTTGGCGTCTTGCGTGACGATTTGCTCTTTTACCTCTGCAACTGGAGTAGTTTCATTTTGTACGACTTGTTTGTCTGATTCCATTTTATCCTCTGTGTTGAGTGTTCTGGGTATAAGTAAAAGCCAAAGCGTTCCCCCGCTAACCGCTTTTACAACTTAATTTTTACTCTGAGGGTTGTTCTTCGTCGGTCTCTTTATCAATCCAAGACTCGACTGGGAGTAATTCGCATTTGCAATATAAACCGCAAACTGAAAAACCACTTCTTGGTACTCCAAATTGCTCCCATTCATTATAAGGCAATATTTGTCCGTGTCTTTCTTGACAATCAGGACAAGCCTTATCTACATTGTATGCATACCATCTATACTCTTTGATACCTTTTTTGCCATACTCATATAATTGTCCATAAGTTGACATTCTTCCAACTGCAAAATCTGAGGTAGCTCTAAATTGATTTTTAAATGTACCAAAGATTCTTCCGCCAGTATTTAGATCATTAAGTAAAACTTGTTTAATTGCTTCGTTACTTGCACCAGTAGCTTTCATTCTTTTAATCAATGTTTCTAAATCAATTACTGTCTTTGCCACTGCGCTTTCTATTTCAAATGTTATAACAAGACTTGCTTCATTAAGAAAGTCTGCTAATTCGTCCATTATGTCAGAAATTGGCAATTAACCGCTCAATCTCTCGCTCTATTCTGAGCTTTATAGTAGCCTCTGCAGTTTTGGATATTCCAAACCACTTTCTTTGAGGCAATCCTCTTTGTGGAATTCCTTTTTGGTGGTCTATTGAGTAAGGTGCTTTTTTTGTTGGAGCTGATATTTCAGCCAATGGGTCTTTATTGGTAGCACGCTTAGTAATATATGCACCACCCTTTCCTAAAGCACCAGTCATTGCCCCAGTACCTATTAGCGGAGCTGTAGGTCTAGGAAAATTAAGTTCTTTTTTCTCTTGAATAGTAAATTGAGTCAAAGGCTTAAAAGGTCTTTCATCTACATCTATGCCCTTTGCAACCCTGTCTTTAATATCCTTAACTACTATTTGAGCATTTTGATTAGTTTGCCTAGCAAACGTTACTGAGGTATCTTTAAGTATCTTTTTTAAATTCTTTTGTAGTTTTTTTGCATCTACTGACATTCGCATCATGGCAATGTGTCCTTACCATATTTTCTTCCCATCTCAAATGCAGTGTCTAATCTAGGTGTTTGTACTTCCATAAATATTTTACCGACTTGAGTTAAATAGTCTTTTGGGTTTTCTAGCACTTTATCAATATCAATAGCTTTTAATATTTTATCTGCATCATTCCTCATATTTTGAGAAATCTCATCACGTTTCACGTGAAACTTAACCATTATATCGGCTTTACTCATCAGTTCCACCTAGAGCTTTTTTAAGATTAAATGCAGTATTGTCTTCAGGTTCAGGCTCTTCTTCGTTTTGTGGAGTTTTTTCTACAACCTCTTGCATCATATCCTCAACTTGCTCTTGACTTGCATCAGGATTATGAGCTTTGAACCAATCCTCTTTAGTAGATAATTCGTTTTGCCATAACCAATCCCATTGGTTTCTTTCTTCTTGTGCAGATAATGGGAATCTTGGCTCTGTAAAATCAACAGAGTATTCTTCATTTATTGAAGCGTTAGCTTCATATTCTATAATTGCTTTGTCTATTTCAAATCTTTGTTTTTCAACTGGTCGCCATATCATTTGTGCATCTAACTTTGTAGATTCTGTAAGTTCAATCTCGTTCATCTTTAGTGCTTCCCCTGACATAACACTTTCTTTACCAACTGACCATTTAGTCTTTAGGTTGTGATTATATGCTACACTATCAACTAAAAATCTCATTGCCTCTACATAGCCATTAAGGTTTCCGCCTGGGCTTTTAAATTCAAAGTTTGCTCCCTCACTTAGTACAATAGGTTTATCAACTCCCATTTTTAGACGACTGGCTTCATCTATTCCAGTCATAACAGGCTGCCCTAACATTTGCAATCTCATAGCCAAAGACATTTCTGTAAGCATTACATTAATTGATTTATTCATTTCTACAATATCAGTAGCACCTTCACGAAACCAATCAGTTGTAAGCATTTGTCTATGGGCATATGTTATTGGCTTAATTCCATATGGATTAATTCTATCAGGGTTATCTGCTACATCTACTATTTGCCCTTTGCCATCTATTAAGAAGTGTTGCTCATCTGACCAAAAAGCAAATAATTGGTCATATTTAGTCTTACTTTTTTGATAATTATATAGTGGATAAATACAAGCAACAGGCTCATCTGAGTAAGGTGTGAAGATTGGGTAAAATTCTACTAGTGGTTGATATGTTACTTTTTGTTTATCCTCATCCCACATAGACTTTAGTGCCATAGTGCCTAGCAAATATGTCATTCTTTCAAATTGAAGCATTGCTGAATCTAAGTCATCAGTTAGATCCATATATTTTTCATCAACTTGTCTTTCAGGTGTTTGCTTATATACAATAGCTCTTGCATTGATTAGCTTAGTTGTTATGCTTTCTGTAATGATAGGAGTTTGTCGTAAACTTTCTGAATCAAAGTATTTACTTATATCCCCTTTCATTTCTGTACATATGCCCTCATAATAATTGAGCATTGTATATCTTTCATTGGTTCTTTTGTCTTCAACTTTGTCTAACAAAGAGCGTATTCCCTTTGTTACTGATTGTGCGGATAAATCTTGAATTACCATTGTACTGAATATGCCTTACTGATTGTGACTGGGAATTTGTACTCTATCGGATATGAACACGCATCTAAGGCGTGTGTTCTTTCCAAGTCGTGTTTATCTATGCCCCCTGTTTTTAAATCCCTCTGACATTGCTCCAAATCTCTTATTAGTTCCTTACACTTTGGACTTACCGTCATTCCGATGTGTCCGTCTGCGTCTTTTAGTTTTCTGTTTAGCGCATTTATCCTGTCCCTATGTGATGGGTGCGCCCTTCTTGCTTTTACCACAAATCCGTGGTCTCGTAATATTTGATGGTCTGATTTTGATGATGTTGTACTTCTTGCTACTCCTGCAGGGTCAGGGTATATATATTTTAATGTTGGGAAATTTCTGCGTAAATATTTTGCCATTTCCTCTGTATTAGAATTAACTAACACTGCTTCATCAAAGTAGTGTATATCTGAATTGCTATATTCATATGCTATTTGAGCAACCATTTTAGAAACGTTGAAATCCATTCCTGCCCAAAGCAACTGACTTTCTTCTGCATCAGATTTTAAGTGAATACTCCTGTCAAAGTTGTAAGCCACCCTATTCTGTGCTGATTCAAAACTTGCTTCAAATTCTTGTTGATAAAGCCTTTCATCCATATTGCGTTTAGCTCTCTCAACTTCTTCTTTTGGTACCCAACCTCCATCTATGGTTTTAAATTGCCAAGACTTCCAATCGGGGTCGCCTCCTTGTCCTTTTAAGAATAGATCATAAAAGCCATTATTAAACCCATCAGGAGTTCCAATGAACAATGCCTTGCTATTAGGATTGGTTGTCATCATAGGATATATGACCTCCTCCCAAGCGTGGCTTTTCATATATGCATATTCGTCTAGAACTACTTTGTCCAAATGACTTCCCCTAAGTTTTGATGGGTCTTCTGCACCTTTAATCGCAATCTCTGCACCTGATACCGAGAAGCTCATATCCGATTCGTTGATTCTGACGTTTGGAAAGTTTCTCACTATCTTTCTCAATATTGGCATTGCTACTAACTTTCCTTGCCTGTATGTTGGCATTACTATCCATCTGCGTTCTCCCGGCTTTAACATTCCTGCTAGTAACCAAGTTATGCTTAGATACGTCTTTCCGAATCTCCTCCCTGCCACTACCACTTTGAACTTGTGTGGGTCGGCTAATATCTTTTCCGTTGTAGGAGTGATTTTCATTCTTCATCTATTTCGGGCAGTCCTGTTTTAATTAATTGCATAGGTTCGTGTGTTTCTACTGATATTGCCTGTAAAGGACGACCTTCAGTTCTGTCTGCTATAAATTGTACTGCCCAATGCTTTCCCCCTAGAGCATAGTCAAATACTTTTCGCAATACTACGTCCAACTTTGTATTCTCACCATCTAGAGTTCCTTCTTCGTCTCCAATCTTTCGTAGAATATCAGGAATTGATTGCCTCCCTTTTGGTCTTCCCTTACCAACCGATGCTGTGTTACCTGCAACAAATTGCCCTTTGTTATTCCGATTTTGCCCGTTTTCAATCGGCTCTGACATATTGTTTCCTGAGTTTTATTTGATTTGGTGTTTCCCAAGATTGCTTGTACTCTACATCACTAAATAGCTTACTAAAACCTGTTATATGTTTTAGCTTTACTAATTCTTCAGCTTCCATACCTAGCTCATTGCATATATCTGCATCAGCCCACCCATTCTTAAGCATTTTAAAAACAATAGTGCTCATACCATCAACTGAGTGTTTTCCTCTAGCTCTGTTATGTCTGATAGTTGATGCCATCCTATCATTAATGCCTTTGTTTAAAACAACAATGGGCAATAAGCCTTTATTTCTTTCATTAATATCTTTATACGTTTTGCATACAAAATATCTATGAAATCCATCTACAATGATATACACATCTTGTTCAGTATCGTGTATAGTTACTACAGGTTGTGTGTATCCATCGTGGCTTATGCTTGTATGTAATAGCTTCATTTCTGTCTTTGCAACTCTATTGGGATTGTAATCATTAGCTTTGACTTTTTCTATTGGCACCCATTTTACATTGTTAACTGGTTGTTCCCCCAGTGGTGATTCCTTGTGTAATACGTCTTTTAGATCACTAATAAATTTTAATTGTTCTTTTTCATCTAGATTTTTTAAATGTTTTTTTACCTTATCTAGCATTTGCCCTCTCTTTTTTCTTCATTGCGTCTATTGATATGAAGTCGCCCCCTAAACCAAAATTGTTTAATTTTGTAAAATAATGGTCATTATGCAGTATTGCATTTATTTGAACTTTATACATACTGATTTCAGTCTTTGATGGAACTGAGCCAATATATTTATTTTCCATTTGCTCAAATTTTGTTTGAAACTTTTTTATTATGTCTTCTTTGTCAATTAGATTAACTAACAAATAATCTCGATATTCTTTCCAAGATTTAAACATATATGGCAATTTTGTAATTTTAAAGCCATCTGATTTCAATACACCTGCAGTGTTTATGCCTTTAACTCTATGAACTAATTTTTCCCAAGTTTCAGGCTCAATTTCTTGTAAGTAAAACAAGTGTCCAACAGCTGTCTCGTGATGAACATTTGAAACACGCATATTTAATACACCAACTCCGTATTGATACATATAGTCATATACTTTGTTATACTCCCAGTTATTATCGTGTATTGCTTTCCATATGTCCGTGTATGACCAGTCGTAAAGTGGGTACATTGTGTAATGTTCTTCAGTTTTGTGATTCTTGCGACCCCAA